CTTCTACCTGTGTGGTATCTTCCACGACTGGCTCGCTTTCTGTTGGTTTGGTTTCTTCAGCAGGGATGACTTCCTCTGCTGCGATCTCTAGCACTTGAGCAGACTTAAAGGCTGGCTCTGTTACTAAAGAAACTTCTTTTAATTTAGCGGCTGTCACAACTGTGTGACCTTCGCGTGATGGTGCGGATGCAATAATTTCTGCACCAATAGAAAGTCCGGATACCAGACCTTCCTGTGCCATGACAAGCGCATCGTTGCCACCTGTTGAACGTGACAACTTGAACGTTGCATAGATGCCGTCTGGTCGTACTGTGGCTGTAACCATGCGACCAACTGGCTTCTTCATGTCGTGCTGTGATAGCAGCTTAATCTTTGATGGATCGTCAATCTCAATAGAACCAGCCTCGAATACAACGCCACCAAGATTGGTGTTGCCAATTTCGCCAGTTCCCATTGGAACGATTTTGCCGCTAATCTCGCGACGCTCTTCGCTGCACTCAATAGAGGCAGCTTCGATGTATAGAGTCTCCATTAGAGCCCCTCACTTCCGTTAGGTGTTAGGTCTGTCATTTCCATAGCCTGTTCAGTTGTAATCAGCCCTAGAGTTATCATCTTCTCAATTACTTCAAGTTCCTTGATTGGGTCTTGCTTGAGGAAGGTGTCAAAGACTGCAAAGCGAACTTCATGCCCTGCTGTAGAGATGTCGTCCATAGATAGACGTGATTGAATTGCCTGAATGTAAGGCTCGATGCTAAGTGCGAAAAATTGCTTGCGCTCTTCTGTCACGTTTGCATAAGTCATAGTTGTGTTCTGATCTGCTGACAAGTAGTAAGCAGGAACGTTCATAGCGCGGGCAATTTCAGTAGATAGATTCTGAATTGCTTCGTTATAAAGCATATCTTTAGGTGAGAACTGAACTGGCTGGAACTCAAGAGTGCTAGTGAGGTACGCCGTTGAATTGTTATTTCTGCTCCTGCGCCAAGCTGCGAGAAGTCCAGAGACCTCGGCAGGTGGTAGGTCTGCGCCTGTATTTTTTAAGATGCCTGATGCCATTGGTGTAGCTGATGAAATTGCAGCAGCCTTGTTAATATCAATCGCTGATTGGATAGTGCGACCAGCGCGCTCTAACACGCCCTCATCAAAACCCTGAATAGTTACGATGTCGTTCATGGCGATAGGTGCAGCATCGACATAATACTGTGTGACCATAATGCCTTCTAGGTCAGTTGTGAATGTAACGCGAGCGTTTGCAATCCACTCGAACGCTGCAGGGCGTCCGTCTTCCTGATAACGCTCTGTAACACGAAGATAAGAGACTCCGTAGAACAATAGTGAATCTACGATCCAGCAGATAGTGATAAATGATGGTTGATTCTTTGCTAACTGATTAACCCAGCGAGGCGCAGCAATCTTTTCGCCTGTGCGCTTATTGTAATACTCGAGTGGGATACCTGCGATAGTTCCAGCAATAAGGTTGCGGGCTCTGGCTACAGAAGCCACGCTCATCGCATCCTTGCGAGAGACTCGGAGTTGAATCGCGTTATAGAGTGAGGGCAGATTCTCGCCCATGACCTGTGGCGCAAGCTGCGCTTCTAATATCTGTGGCTTACGCGAAAAGAGACCCATAGAAGGCAATTATACACTACATATAGATTATTCTGTGTATATAGCCGCTACCTGTTGTGGTTTGTAAAGCATGTGAACACACATTGCCGTGGCGATACTGCCTGAAACGTCTCCCGCGGATTTTCTTTTCACGATACGCCACGCTGAGTCATTAACTTTTGCTGCGCAGTTATTCATCTGCTGAATCCAGTTGGCTTGCCCTGCGTGAACCAATCGCTTATTAACGAGGGCATCCAGCAGGTCTCCGCAAGCCTGATAGAACGATGCCCCAGAGATGTCTTGGGTAATCTGTCCAGCGTTTGTCAGCTTGTCGGCGATTGACTGGGCTGTGTACTTGTCGTAGCAGATTTGACGCGGGCGATACTGGTCAGCCCATGCCTTAATGTCCACCGCAATCTTTAAATCATCTACAGAGACTTGTGACTCCCACGTCTGTAAGATTCCAACTCCGATGCGACCATCTGGGAGTATCTGCCCAGCAACCAAAGACGCATTTCTACGAGACGGACTGACATCGAATGCAAAGACAGTATAACCGCCCACAGGAATCGTGAGTGTTGAGTCGCTCGTCTCTTCAAGTACGCCATGAGGCCACGGACTTTGCAAAGAATCGATCCATTGACAGAGCAGCTCTGTTCGAGTGTTTTCAATAGGGCTTGTCGCAACAGCTTCTTCAAGGGATTCCTCACTTATCGTATATCCGAGTGCTGGATTGGCTTGAGCCCAACCAACACGATCTGTAATCTTGCAATATTGGGGAGCCGAATACTCATAGAATCCAAAGCTCTTAGGCGGGTTCTCTAACGCTCTTTCTCTCATGCCATTTAGGACTACCGAGAAAGCGTCTCCTGCATTTGAGGTAAGAAGCGTTTGAGCATTTGGACGCGCTCTAGTTGTAGGGATAGCCGCTCTATATCCTTCTTCGTTAATCTCTCGGAGCTCGTCGATGAAGAGAAAGTCTGCTGTTCTTCCGCGAGAGCCATCTCTAGTAGCCGCAACAACGTCCAGCCTTCTTCCATCCAGCATCTCAATAGACTCTGTGCCGTTGGCGTACCTGATCTGCTTGACGAAGCCTTTGAGGTGGTCATTGTTCTCCAATACTTGTGCGACTTGTCTAAAGGTGTCCAAAGCCATGCTTCGATTAGAGGACATGATAAGGACGTTCTTACTATCCCACTTAAGCAGGTGAGCCAAGATAAGCATACGAGCTAAGTGGGTCTTTCCATTCTGTCGAGCGATAAGTAGCAGGTTTGTCTTGCGAATCCACATGCCTTTCTTGTCCACGCCTAGCATGTCCTTGAGAACGTACTCCTGCCATGGAAGCAGCGGCATATCTATGATTGTGCATAGGTCTTTTACATCTTGGAGTTTATTAGCGCCCTTTAATGGGATGCTGGCAAGCCTTGGTTTGGTTGCCCCTCGTAGGGCTTTGGACTGCTTGGCTGGCATCGGGTTAATTCCCGACTGGTCTGGCTGTGAATGGACTGTCTTGGTGGATTACCGACTGTGCGGCCAAGGTTAATGATTCTGCATGGCGCATTGTTAAACGCAAGAGTGCGGGCGATGTCTCTGGAGCGATTGCAACCGCCATGGTCGTTCACATGCTTTACAAACCACAACAGATAGCGGCTATATACACAGAATAATCTATATGTAGTGTATAATTGCACTTTATGGGTCTCTTTTCGCGTAAGCCACAAATTGTAGAAGCGCAGCTTGCGCCACAGGTCATGGGCGAAAATCTGCCCTCACTCTATAACGCGATTCAACTTCGTGTATCTCGCAAAGATGCGATGTCTGTGCCAGCAGTAGCCAGAGCCCGCAACCTTATCTGTGGAACAGTCGCAGGAATCCCTTTAGAGTATTACAACAAGCGCACAGGTGAAACGATTGCTGCACCTCGCTGGGTTAATCAACTAGCAAAGAACCAACCATCATTTATTACTATCTGCTGGATTGTGGACTCGCTCCTCATGTATGGGGTCAGTTATCTTAGGGTGACCGAGAGGTATCAAGAGGATCAGCGCCCTGCTGCTTTCGAGTGGATTGCTAATGCTCGCGTTACATTTACGACTGACCTAGAAGGCATCATGGTCACACAGTATTACGTTGATGCTGCACCTATCGCCATGAACGACATCGTGACTATTCAGGGATTCGATGAAGGCGTGTTAGAGCGCGCTGGTCGCACTATCCAGTCAGCGATTGACATTAACAAAGCCGCCTCCATCGCGTCCGCAACTCCCATGTCGAGTGGCATATTACGGAACACAGGGGCTGACCTTCCACCAGCAGAAGTTTCGGGATTGCTTGCAGCTTGGAAGCGTAGCCGTCAGAATAATTCTACTGCTTACCTCACCAGTACCCTAGAGTTCCAATCTACACAGTTCTCACCTAAAGACATGATGTATAACGAGGCTATTCAGAACCTTGCAACTGAAATTGCTCGCGCTATGAACGTTCCTGCCTATTACCTTTCAGCAGATCAGAACTCAACTATGACTTATGCAAACGTTACAGAAGAGCGTAAGCAGTTCTTCGCACTTAGCATCGAGCCTTACATTCAGGCAATTCAAGCTCGTCTATCTATGGATGACATCTCTACAGCGGGTCATGCAGTCCGCTTCGCAGTCTTTGACACCTTCCTTAAGCAAGACCCTATGGTCGAACTTAGCGTAATTGAGAAGATGCTATCTCTAGGGCTGATTACAACTGAACAGGCTATGGAAATGACAGATCTAACACCTAACGGAAGTGAGGGGCTCTAATGGAGACTCTATACATC